TTCTAAGATATGACCACTTTCATCATATTTTATGTAAATAGACTCATCCCAATATGCCCATTCGCACTTTTCTGTATAAGAAATATCATCAGTTTGCATTAATAGTGGATACATTATAGATGAAACTGTGTAAGGATCAGATAAATGCACATCAAAATAGTAAACAGGTCTATAATCAAAGAAAGCCATCCCATTTTTCTCTTTATATATAACTTGTGTCGCAACAGTACCCATTAATCGAGTCATTCTTTCCACATGCTTCATTCTAGCATCTTTTTTAATGGTTAATTGGTCATATTGACTATTTACATTACGATTTGCTCCTACTGTGTATATTCTACTCATTTTATTAACAAATCTTCTTGTAAAATTAGCATTATAGCAAGGAACTTCCTGAAAAGCTGAGGAATTAAAGTAATTATCTATATAATGACTTGTTCCGTTGCCTCCATAGTAATCTAGCATTCTTCTTACCCAAAATCTTCTTTCTTTTTGGTTTAAATGCTTTGTGTCTGCTACTGATTGCTTAATTATTTCTTCTGCTGCCATTTTTTGATTATTAATCATCTTGTCCTCACTTTAAATTCTCGGTTTTTTATTGGAAATTGGTTTATAAAGAAATATCGTATCATATCACAACCATGGTCGTGATAACCATCTTTTACAGGCTCAGGCTTTAAATCTGCCCCTTCTTTTGGTTCAGGATAACGATAATTCTCTAAATCTTTCATTATTTGTGTACATTTTTCATTAATATGAAAAAATCTTTCACCTGCTGCATTTTCTACAAATCCTCTTACATGAGATATACCTGAAGCTATACTTCTTGATACTTTATCTCGTTTTGTATGCACTTGTATACCTTTTCTTCTTAAAATTTCAATATCTCCTAGTCCTGATTGACCTTGAGCTTGCATTCCTGCAGGATCACCATAATATCTAGCAACATTATACTTCTTTGACAACAGTATTTCTGCTAGAGTATCTGTTTTTACATTTGTCTTATGTATTAGCTCATCTATCATATTTATATGCCAAATACCACCTACTCTATGTATTTGAAACCAACCAACAGCAGGCATCCTATATCCAAAGTCTACACTACAAAAAGTAGGTAGGTTAGGGTTATAAGGATAGTTACCTACATCTAAATCCCTTTCAAATGGGTAAACACGACCTGCAAATGAAGTAAATTTAGCACCATATTCTTGTTCATACACTTCTTTTGCCATATTTCTCCTTCTTTCAAGAAGAAATTGGTCTTTTTTACCTTCAGGAAAGGCAAAGTGGTTATCCCAAGATGGAGCTTGATGGGATTCCCATAAATCATCTTCTTTGCCGAGGAGGTACAAATCATACACCCAATTAAAACCTTCAGGTGTCGTGATGAAAATTGCCTTTCCCTTACGGTCAGATAATGTAGGAGATAAATACATATCCCATACTTTGCGTTTTACTTTAGCTGCTTCATCTATTATAAGCAAATCTAATCCTTCACCCACTAAAGAATCAGGATTGTCAGCAGATTTAGCCTCTACAGTAGTTCCCCATTTAAATTTTATAATTCTTTCTTTCTCAGAAGCTCTTATAATGTCATTTGCATGACCTATAACCATCTTTTGCCATACTTCTCTAAACATTAGATCAGCTTTATCATAGGATAATCCTACTAACCATATTTTTCTATTTGGCTGAGAGGCATAATAGGTTGCTTCCATTGCAGAAGCTGTTGTTTTACCGAACCTTCTACCACATACCATGACAAAGAACCTTGCTGTACTTTTTGTTGGAAAATGTAGTTTAGATTGACCGAAATGAGGGGTATACCCCATAAAATCAAACCATTTCTCTTTATATTCTGTAAGTGATTTTTCCAATAATTTGCATTATTACCTAAAAGTAATTTAAGTTATCTATTAGTATTTTGCAAAAAATAGCAGAATATAATTAAAATAAAATAAAAACGGAGGGCATTATGTCCGAAGAAAAACAAGCAGTTACAGAAACAGTTAGTGAAAGTTCTGCTACAGAAACTCATCAAGATAGCTCTAATGATGGGTTAATTGCAGAAAGCAAAAAGTATAGAAAAAGAGCTCAGGATGCTGAAACTCGTTTAGCTGAATTAGAAAAAAATCTATCTAAAGTAGAAGAAAGTAAACTTAAAGAAAAAGAGGAATTTAAAACCTTATATGAACAGGCTTCCTCTAAAGTCGAAAGTTTATCTTCTAATGCTGAAAAATGGACTAATTACGAAGGTACTAGACGAAATTCTTTACTAGAAAACCATCCTGTAGAAGATAGAGAGTCTTTAAAAGGTTTACCTTTAGATACTCTTGAGTATGTAACAAGTAAAATTAATAATATAAAAACAAATGCTCCTGAAGTTGTTGGTATTGCTAGAAAGAAAGAGCCTGAAGTTCTTGTAGATTGGTCAGACAAACAATCTATAAAGAATAATTGGGCATCTATTATTAAGCAGTATAAAAAATAACTTTAGAAGCAATAATCTTAAGGAGATTAATTTATGGCAACAACAATAGGCTCAGCTAATCCTGTAGCTTCTCAAGCTTCAGATACTGAATTAGCAGTATTTATACCTGAAGTATGGTCACAGGCAGTAAGAGCTTCATTCAAAAAAAACCTAGTAATGACAAATGTTGGAACAGATCTATCAGGTTTAGTAACAGCAGGTGGAGATACAGTAAATATACCATCTGTAGCAGATGTGGCAGATGCAGCTACTAAAGCACCACATGTTCCTGTTAATTATACTAATGCAACTGAAGATTCACTTGCTTTGGCTTTAACTTCACACAAATATGCTTCAGCTATGGTTGAAGATATGGGTAAAGTTCAAGCAAGTAGTGACCTTTTAGGTATGTATGCAGATTCTATCGGCTACAAATTAGCATTAGGATTTGAAACAGAAGTAGAAGCTGCTTTAGCTTTAACAACTGAATGTATCAATATAGCAGGCAACACAGTTGCAAAGACTATTGATGCTCTAACTTTAGCTCACATGAGTAAAGTTGTGATGGAAAATGATTGTCCACTTAATGAGTGTACTTTAATTTTAAATCCAACTTTATATGCTTCTTTGTTTAGAATAGATGATTTTATTCATATTTCTAAAACAGCAGCAGCTGATATACAGAATGGCTTAGTTGGATCAGTTATGGGTATGGATGTAGTTTTATCTAATAATATTACATCAACTAACCATAATGATGCAGTAGACTCAGATGATGGAGCATTAACAAATGGTAATGTTCTTGGTGGATTTTTAATTCACAATTCAGCACTAGCTTATGGCTTTAGTAAGCAACCTGCAGTAGCTTCAGAATATGATATTGATTATATCGCACACAAGTTAGTTGGCGATTATATCGGTGGAGCTAAGTTGGTTCAAGATGCTAGCCAAACAAAGTGTTGGGGCATAGTTGAAGAAGCTACAACTGCTTGGTAGTAAGTTGTAACTAATGATAATCGTATAAGGGGGATTAATTTCCCCCTTATATACAAAATTGGAGAATTTATGAAAGATATTAAAGTAATTTTTAGAGGTCAAAAATCCCCATCAGGTATGAGAACTAATATTGAATATCTTGTTGGTGAACCAAGATTAGATTTATGGAAAAAAGATGGTCGTTTTGATATGGAGATAGAAATGCCTAGAAAAGAAACACCTAAAAAGAAAGCTCCTAAAAAAGATAAAGGAGAAAAATAATGCAAGACGGAATTATAAGAGGTAATAATAGAAAAATTATAAGAGTTACACCAACATTGGATACAAGTGAATATGCAGTAGGAGATGTTTTATTTAATTCTGTTGCAATACCTAATGCTGTAATTAGTAATGGTGGCTGTTCTAAATTGGTTGCTATGTTTGTATTAAATCAAAGTGTATCAGATATTGATGTAGATTTTATATTTTCAGAAAATAGTTTAACACTTGGAACACAAAATGCAACAGCTAATATTGCAGACGCTGATATGGAAGCAGGAAATATAATAGGATTTTTGCATTTAGATTCTAATATAGGCACAACACAAGGTCTTGATAATTCTGAGATTAAAAGAGTACATGATACAGGTGCAGGTGATTCAGGTGGTTCAATAGCAACTCCTGTTTTACTGCAAGCAGCAGCAGGTTCTACAAATGTTTATATCGCTGCAACTACAGGAACAGTTGCAACACATCAAGCAGATGCAATAGATTTAATTTTTCATATTGAATATTAATAGTAAATTAAAATGAATTTGTTAAATCAAATAAAAGAACACGAAGGATTTAGGTCTGAAGTATATGAATGTACTGAAGGCTATGACACTATAGGATATGGCTTTGCTATAAAAGACCTCAAGCTAGACGAGGATATAGCAGAGCTAATCTTAAAAAGAAAGTTAGATGAGTTGCAAGAAAGAATTGCAGGTAAGTTTAGTTGGTTTTCAGTTAGTCCTGATGTAGTCAAAGAGGTTGTAATTAATATGTGTTATCAACTTGGAGTATCAGGCTTTAGTAAATTCAAAAAAACAATATACTTATTAGAAACAGAACAATACGAGGATGCTTCGATTGAAATGCTGAACTCATTGTGGGCAAAGCAGACATACAACAGAGCTAAAGAACTTAGTGAAACATTAAGGAGCATATAATTGGACAACATCATGACATT